AAATTCGAGTTTCGTAACCCCATAACACAAGAAGATTGGGAAGTGCGGCTATTGTCACCGATACGAATATCTGTTGAGTCACGTGATCCCAGTAAGTATGTTGCAGAGATTGAGTTGTTCGGAAAGGAAATTGAAAAGATGAGAGTTGAGCTTATACATGTAGAAGATCTGGCGGCTGGAGCCGATATTGCGAATCGGCCTATATTTGTGAATCCCAAGGCAGTGACATTGAATTCAATCGGCATTCTAACCGAAGGTGCTCCTGCCGGTATAGACGATTCTAATACAGTTGTAATAACCTTGAAAGACGAGGCAGCTAACACAATTGTCGCCAAAACATATAATTCAGCTACACAGCCGCCAGCAAACGATTATGAAGACCTGGGGACACTTGCGAACCAAAGCCTGACTGCTGGCGAGCATGTCACGTTATCAGTGACACAAGGCACGACGGCTGATATGCCTAGCTTTTCAATTGTCCTGGAGTATTATTACACGGCATGAAAAACTTACCAGCAAACCTAATCATTGAGAAGAACAAACTGGCAACACCGAATCCGTGGCTAGTGCTGTTGGAGATTGCGCTGACAAACGGAACCAATCTGCGGTTCGTTCGCAATTATGAGGATGTAGTGTTTTATGCTGGGCATGACCCAGACATCAAGGGACATTGGAAACTAAACGACAATGCTGCAACCACAACCGTGCTGGATAGCTCTGGCCTTGGTCACGACGGCACTGCCCAGCGAAACACTAACCTAATGAGGTCACTGATAGGTCACTGGAAGATGAACGACAACGCCGCATCTACTACAGTGACAGACAGTACGGCCTACGGTCACAATGGAACGGCGCAACAAAACACGTCGGTTCTGCATGTTGATGGCAAGATTGATGGTGCATTGACCTTTAATGGAACTAGTGACTATATTGTTGTTTCAGACACAGATGATTTAGATATAGGAACGAGTGACTTTTCCGTGTCGTTTTGGATAAAAACTACAACGGCTGCAACGATGCGGCTAATTTCAAAACGTGATGGCAATATAGGCTATGAAGTATATACATATAGCACTGACGGGATTACATTTTTTATCGGCGATTCTGCAAGCTTTGTCACTAAGGTCAGCCCAACTTCTATCAGTGATGGAAACTGGCATCATGTAGTAGTGACATTTGACAGAGATGGCGACGGTATAATTTACATCGACGGTCAGTTAGACGTGACGCGGGACATATCGGCACAATCGGGGTCACTGGCAACGGCAATGGATTTGTATATTGGCCGTATATCTTATTCAGATTCATTTCATTTTAATGGAGACCTCGACGACGTTCGTATCTATAAAAAGGTTTTGAGCCCCGAAGAAGTCACTCAACTTTATAATTCTGGTATCGGTACAGAAGATGAGTTTGTAGACGATGGTAAAATCAATGGTGCATTAACATTTGATGGGGTAAACGATGAAGTATGTATCGTTGGTAGTAGGGGCTCCGTATTAGACATTGGAACTAATGACTTTTCGATTGCGTTTTGGATAAGAACGACTTCAATAGACTCTATGCTGCCTATATTCAAACGCGATGGCTATTTTGTAGGCTATCAAATCAGCATGGTAAATGGCTACGTAGGATTTTTGTTAGGCGATACCGACGGCTACATCAACAAACCAACAGCCAGCGCATCAACGGTTCACGATGGCAATTGGCACCATGTCGTAATGACATTCGATAGAGATAGCAACGCTATAGTTTATATTGATGGTAACCAGGATGGGACAGAAGACATTTCAGCATATCAAAAGTCAATCTCTTCAGCAATTGATTTGTATTTTTCCAGAGATGCTTCTTTTACAGGTTCTCTTGATGACATCCGTATTTACAACAAAGCCCTAACTTCTGAAGAAGTCACTCGACTATACAACTCCGGTCGAGGGACAGAATCCTATCCTGCCGTTTACACAGCGTTTCCGTTTGAGATTGAACCGACGAAACAGGACAACCAGGGTGAGATACCCACGGTGACATTGAGGGTTAGCAATGTCTCCAGATTGTTACAAAAATATCTGGACGAACTTTCTGGAGCTATAAGCTCTATAGTTAAGGTCACGGTCGTAAACGCCGCCCATTTGCAGGAAGACTACTCCGAGCTTGAAATGACGTTCGACGTGCTTGCATGTCACAGTGACGCTAGTTGGGTAGTCTTTACGCTTGGTGCACCTAATCCTTTGCGGCAGCGGTTCCCACTTGAGCGTTACATGGCCTTGCATTGCGGATTTGTTTTCGAGTCCGTAGAATGTAGCTATGTTGGCAGGCCAATTACTGGAATAACCAATGCAGCGAACGCGAAAGTCTCTGTCACGTCACATCCGTTTGTGGTTGGTGACACTGTAAAATTTTCCGATGTGCAAGGCATGACGGAGATAAACGGACAGACCGGAACTGTTCTAGACGCTGACCCTGACGCCGACGGCAATGCGTTTATAGTGGATATTGATACTACGACTTATTCGGCTTATACAAGCGGCGGTACTGCCGGTTTTGCAAGTTGCAACCGCACCTTATCAGATTGCAAACGGCGAGAGAACCAAACCAGATTCGGCGGTTTTCCTGGAATCCGTACAGGCAGCGTGAGGATAGCATGATAGATGTCACTGACTTAATAGGTCAACCGTTCGACATGCAGAATAAGGCAGGCTACAACTGCTACGGCCTATGCTGTGAAGTTTGCAAGCGCATGGGAATAATGCTGCCGGACAGACAGCCGGTCGAGGACCTCGCCGAAAGATCGCTTGTTATCAATACAAACAAACAGGACTATATAAAACTAGATAGCCCAGAACCTGGCTGCCTCGTGACATTCAAGGTGCGGCCACCGTATGTCACTCACGTTGGTGTAATGCTGGATAAGGTGCGATTCATTCACGTGATGAAAAAGAGGCAGGTTTGCATTGAACGAATTGACAGGCCGTTCTGGCGTGATAGATTACCTTTTGACCGAAAAAAGCGAGAAGTCACTACGCTTGCCTTTCGGGGACAGAGTTTGCAACAGCTATATGATGAGCTTGTCCCGAAAGACATTGACGTAGTCATCAGCATAAACGGTCAACCTATCGAGAAGCAATTCTGGCCCACTACAATTCCGCGAGTCGGCGACCAGATTGTTGTCATGCCAGTTGTTTCTGGAGGCGGTGACGACAAGGCTATCCTTGGAGCCATTCTCACGATTGCGTTGGTATGGGCTGCGCCAGGAATATCCGCTCTGGCAATAGGCAGAGGTTGGGAAGCCGGCATGATTGCTGGCTTTGGCGGCCTAAGCCTGATGCACGCTGTCGCTGGTGTAGGCGTCATGCTGGCAGGTGGCATGCTCATCAATTCCATCATGCCGAAACCTTCGCTCAAATCTCCAGATTTTGACGGTGACTACACACAAACCTATAGCTGGAACCCAGTGACATTGCAGAAACAGGGTATAGTCATTCCGCGGTTTTACGGCAGGAATAAGCTATATGGTAACGTGATAGCCGTAAACACTGAGCCGGACGCGACGGACGAGACGAAGCAGAATCTTAACATCGTTTTGTCACTATGCCAGGGGCCTATTCAGTCGATTAGCGACATCCAGATATTAGACCAAACCGTCATCAGCTTTAATGGCAGTGACATGATATGCAAGCCGGACTACCGGCCTAACAGAATTGTCACCAACGCAGGTGGGCCGGTGGAGTATACCACGCCGGATAATGATTATGATGACCTGGAGATTGATATTGTCTTTCCACGAGGCGTTTACTATGCGAACAATCAAGGCGGCCTGTCGAATCATTCGATCGGTATAAAAATTGAGATTAAGGAAGTCGGCGGGACATATTCGACGTTAGTCGACACAACTGTCCGTAGCAACACAACTTCCGCGGTCTGGAAAACGTATAAGGCCAGCGAGACTTATGCAGGCGGTTCGCCGGTGACAATCACAGACGGCAAGCGATACGTTGTACGTGTCACTAAGACCACTGCCGACAAAGGCGTTCGATATGGTGACGAGGTACGGCTGGGTGGTGTTCGTGAGGTAATCAATACGAAATTCACCTATCCAGGACGGGCGTTGTTGAGGCAAGATCGTTCGGATTTACGATGGCAGCACATGGTCAATCGGCTACACAACTAATCCAGCATGGGTGCTTTACGACATATTGACACAGCCGGTTATTAGTGGTGACGGCAGTGGTGGCAATCCTTGGACGGTTGAACGGTACGACGGCATAGACCCAAGCAGGATTGATACCGAGGCGTTTTGGGAGCTTGCCCAATTCTGCGATGAGCTTGTCCCTGACGGAGAGGGCGGGACAGAAAAACGAATTACGTTCAATGGCGGCTTCGATACGGGGACAACCATGTGGGAGGCTGCACTGAAAGTTTGCGAAGTTGCGCGGTGTGGCCTGGTCTGGAACGGCGTAGAGCTAACGGTTGCGATCGATAAAAGAGTCGCTAACCCCGTGCAGATGTTCACAGTCGGCAATATCATCAAGGACACGTTTAAAGAGACATTCCTGCCGCAAGAAGACCGCGCCGGTGAAATCGAGATACACTACAGGGACGCTTTGCAGGATTACCAGCGTGTCCCGTTTACGATATTCGATTCTGAGGCGGGACATTCTACAAAGAAAGTGACATTAGAGCTCTTCGGCACAACCAAACAATCCGAAGCATGGCGCGCCGGTATGTACCGTCTGGCGCAGAATAAACTACTTAAATCTGTAGTTGAGTTTGAGGCAGATATTGACGCGATAGCCTGTACCCTGGGCGATGTTATCTACGTACAGCACGACGTGCCTGAGTGGGGCCAGGGCGGCCGTGTCGTCCATGCTACACATAATACGTTGACAGTAGATAGGGACGTTGAGCCGTCCGACGAGACTGATGAGGTCATGGTACGTGTCACTGATGACTTTGGTAATGAGTCTATCGAAACGCACTTGGTGTCAAGTGTTGATGGAAACGTAATTACAATAGAGGATACCTGGACGAAGACACCGCGCAAAGATGATGTTTGGGCATACGGCAAACAGAACCTATACGCTCGGAAATATCGCGTCATTGGTCT